AGACTTAAAAAAGAATACGAAGTGATGAGAGGTAAAAAGATTTCAATTGCAAATGCTAACAAACTATCACAAATGTTTAAAAATATTCCAGATAGTGGTCTTGTAGATATTTTCAAGGCAGATATTCCTTTCTTATCAGTTATGGCAATGACCAAAATGATTCAAAAGAATATACCTAGACCAGCTGGTGTAAAATTAAGATTAGAAGAAGTAGAAATACTAGACGAAGCTACACAGAATGAAATAGAAATTACAGAGGGTAAAATAGACGGAAAGAAATTTGATAGTTTGAAAAAAGGCGATACAATGACTATCACTTATAATTCAATGATGTCTGGTACTACTGTTAAGAAATTTGTAGTTAAGAACAAGACTAGAAGTGCAAAGTATAATACAGATAAAGTCAAATTAGAAATTGAAAATAAACCAGGAACAAGTCCTTTCTATCTATACAAAAGAAAAGATGGTTCCGTATCATTTGCTCAAGGCGATATGGCAGCTACAGTAGTTGCAGTTAAAGAACAACTTGCTGAAGGCAGAATGTCTGATATAGACCAAATGCAAAAAGATGGTAAGACGGCAGCTGAGATTGCTAAGTTAATGAAACTGGATGTTAATACCGTTAAGAGTATTCTTGGTGAAGAAGAGATACATGAATTCAAAAAGATGACTGTATCTTTTAATTCACATGCTGATATGTCAAAGGCTTCAACTGATTTAGCAAAACAAGGTTTTACTATTACTGGTAATCAAAAGGCTTTAAAGATAGATGGTAACGGTGCAGACCTTAATAAGTATGCTACTGACCTTAAAAACTTTTATGGTGCAACAGTAAGAGCAGAGAATTATACAATAGATGAAAGCGCTGACGAAGATAGTTATGACCCTATTACAGAGGCATGTTGGGTAGGTTACAAACAAGTTGGTATGAAAGACAAGGGTGGTAAACAAGTACCTAATTGTGTAAAAGAAGAAATCTCAGAAGCTAAAGAAGAAGAGCCTAAAAAGGAACCTAAAGAAGAAAAGACAGATGACTCTGACAAATTAAAAGGTGACTTACAAAAGAAAGACGCTGAGATTGCACAGTTAAAACAAAAATCAGAAACAGATAAAACAAAAGCTGTAGCAAAAGATACCAAGAAAATGGTAAATCCTGAAACAGGTGAACCATTACTACAAGTTGGTATTGCATACAAACATCTTAGAGATAAGGTGGCAAAAGAAAAAGAAGAAGTTAAAGAAGACACTTCAAAGTTTACATCACAACAAATTAAAATGGCATATGGTGTTGCAAACGATAAACGATACAAAGGTGGTAATTATTCAGGTGCTGTAGCAGCAATTGAAAAGATTGCAAAAGGTTTATCATTACATCCAGATGTTCAGAATGTTCTTAAAAGAACTAACGAAGACTTAGATAGTAAAGATACACCTACTGTTAAAAAGATTGTCACTAAATTAAAAGGTGCTAGTCAGGCACATGCTGGTCAAGCAAAAGATTTAGAAAAGGTAATGAAGAACGAAGACCACCCAGCTAAAAAGATATTTGAACAAATTGAAGGTCTAAAAAACAAAGCTGAAAAATCTGGAATGCCATATGGTATTCTAAAACAAGTTTACGATAGAGGCATGGCTGCATGGAGAGGTGGACACCGACCAGGTACTACACAGCAACAATGGGCTTTCGCTAGAGTAAATTCATTCATAACAAAATCCTCTGGAACATGGGGCGGTGCAGATAAAGACTTAGCTGCTAAGGTAAAAGGAAACTAAAATGTCAGATTATTTAACACACAAACCAGGTTCACTAGAAGAAGTAGTAGCAAAAGCAACTCAACAAGAGTCTGGTTATCAAGATAAATTTAAAAAAGAATTAGAAAAAACAGGCAGAGGTATTGGTTCAATGACACCTAAAGAAAAGACAGCTTTCTTTACTAAACTGGACAAAATGCACAAGGCTAAAGACGAAGAAGTAAATGAGGGAATAACTGAACCAAATGGTACAATAAGCCAAAAAAATAAAGACCTTTTAAAAGTTAATAATTATATTACTGTCAAAGGTAAAGTATATGTTATAGATAAAGTTAGTTTAGTATCTGGTGTATATACTATGAAAGCTTTTGATAAAAATGGTAAAATGCATACAATTTCTAGTAAAGATGTTGATAGTATAGAACATTGGAAAAATTCATTACAAGTAGCTGGCTATAATCCAAAAAACGAAGAAGACGCTTACGATAAAGATGATGAGAAACCTAAGACTAAACCTAAAAAATTAGCGGCGTCTTACGAAGAAAAAGATGTACCAAAAGGTTCTCATAAAATGCCTGATGGAACTATTATGAAAGACAAAGACCATAAAAAAGAAGGTCTTGAATCTGTAGTGCCACCTAAAAATAAAGAAGAAGATGAGAAAGACTTGAAAAGAAAAACTACTATGACAGGTTCAAAACCTACAGAAATAGATACAAAACCTCAAATAAAATACTAGCTGCGACAGAAAGGTGACCTTTTTTACTTGCCTTATATGTACCATTGTGTTATAATAAGGCATAATAAAGAAAAGGATACACTATGAAAAATTTACCAAGAATATACCTCGATATGGATGGCGTACTCTTTGACTTTGTGAAGAACATTGAACAGACCACAGGTCTTACAATTAATCAATGGACTAAACTAGGAAGAAAAGAGAGATGGGATCCAATCATTGCAAACAAAAAGTTTTGGTCTGATGGACCATGGTTGAATGAAGGAAAGAAACTATTTTCTTTCGTTAAGAAATATCAACCACATATTCTAAGTGCATATGTAGAACATGCATTTGACCCTAATTGCATTCCAGGCAAGAAGAAATGGGCTATGAAAAATACTGGAATACCTAGTAACAAAATCAATCTTGTAATGAGAAGTCAGAAAAAGAACTATGCAACGCCTGGTTCTATACTGATTGATGATTATGAAAAGAATACTGCTGAATTTAATAGAGCAGGTGGTACAGGTATCACATTCAAAACAGCCTCTCAAACTATCGCCGAGTTGAAAAAACTAGGCTTCTAGTCCTTTTCCTTATAAATAGTGGTACTATATTAAGAATTGAGTACCGATTATTTAACTAAAAGGGAGAGAATAATATGTCATCACACACTAGCGCTGACTCAGCTGCAGGAGCACCATTATGGGCTGTTGCCGCTATTAGGTTAGCAACAAATTCAACAAATAGAACAAATTTGTTTGAAGACGCAACAGCAGATAACTTTATTACAGGCCAAACTATTGGTCTATTCAACTATGCAGACGGCGAAGTCGCTGACGGAGCTGCACATGCAGGTTGGAACATGAAAACTACTGGTTCTGGAGGCAGAGCAGGTAGAGTTCAACACGAAACTCTATCAGTATTAACTAACGCTGCTTAGTAACACTTTTAGAGGCGGCTCAGAAATGGGTCGCCTCTACTTGTATAAATAATATAAACAAAGTGATGTAGGAATTTACCTACAGTAGAATTCCCCATAAGGGGTTAACAGGAGAATAAAATGGCAGATAAAAAAATCACGCAATTAACCGACCTTGGTGACGGTTTAGCAAGCGTTGACTTGTTTCATGTAGTAGATGACCCAAGTGGAACACCAATCAATAAAAAAATCACAGCTGAAGATGTATTTAATAACATTCCAACATGGATTGGATTGAATTCAACATCACAAGCAATCACAGGTGATGGTTCAACATCAACAGCAATTGAAATTACAAATCCGGTAACTGAGGTAAATGCTACTTCAGCAGCTGCGCCTTGTACATTAGCTGACGGTGCAAATGGACAAGTTAAAACAATTATTAATGTATCAACAGCAGGTTCTAATGATATTGTAATCACACCTTCTAATTTAAGAGGTGGAACTACAGTTACATTAAATGCACCTGGTGAAACAGTAACATTGATGTTTAAGAATTCAAATTGGAATGTAATCGGCGGCTACGATTTTGCAGTTGCTTAATAAATTAAGGAAATATTATGACTATATCAATAGAACAATTGAACGAAGAGAAACAACTTTTACAAGCAGATTTTGATAAAATGAATTCTCAAATTAATAAAATAACAAATGACATGGCACAGATGAAAGCAAACTTAAATGCAATCAATGGTGCTATTCAACAAGTAAATAAACTCATTGAAATGTCAAACGAAAAGAAGAAAAAATGAAAACTTTAAAACAACATATTAAAGAAAAGTCTTTGGAGGATTTCGAAGAAGACTTAACAGGAGAAGAGATGAAAACTTTTAAACAACATGTTAACGAAGACATGTCTGTTGGTACACCTGAAGTTAACTCTGTAGAAGATGGTAACATTGGTGCTCACAATATACATGACCCTAAGGTATTAGAAATGGTAAATGCGTTTGTTGGCTCTATTGCAATGCAGGAATATTTAAATCCTACAGCTGCAGTTGAACAACTTACAAACAAACTGAAAACAATTGGACTAGAAGTAAAACTGCCAGCAATGGAAGGTACTAAAGGTTCGGTTATGGGTGAAGTAAGTCAGTTCGGAGGAAGATTTGGTAAAGATGTGGACGGTTCCGATATTAATGATGATGGTATATCTCATAAAAAAGAAGGTGGTTTAAAACTAGAAGTTAGTTTTGAAACACTAGAAAACGGTTCGTCTAAAGTCTTTGCTAAATTAGTATAGACTTTATATGTTCAAAGAGATAACCAAAGATAATTGGTTGTTGTTTGCTCAACAAAATTATGATAACCCTACTTTAGAAACAGAGATAGAGTTCTATGATGACATTAAACGATTTAAATATCTTAAAAGGTTATTTCGTAAGTATGATGTAACAGGTGAAATTAAAATACGATTAATTTTAAACCACCTTGTTGTATTACAAAATGTTTTTAGTGCTGAAGTGGCAATAACATTGTTACTATATAAGATTGATGAAAAGTATTGGTCAATATTAAAAACATGTTTGAATTATCTGGAGTATCTATATCCACATGAATTAAATAATGTAGAAACAGATAAGAACATAGAGGAAATGTTAAAGAAACTATGAGTAGAGCAATTGATTTAATAATTACTTACCGTGTCGTAAAGATGTTGGTAACACCTTTTGAAAAGTTTAAGGCTTTTGATTTAGGTATTATTGACGAAGATGGTAAGTCATTAAGAAAAATGAAAGAAGTAAAAGGTAGTGACCGAAAACACTATACAATGTTACATAGATTTGTATTCAATTTAAAAAGAATATTACAGAAAGTAGGATTAGGTAGTAGATTAGGCTCATTCGGAGTTGCTTTGGCTTTATTGATAAAAGAAGATAAATCTATGGCAGAGCATAAAGATTTAATTGAGTCTGCTGTAATAACATATCTCAAAGAAGAAAATTTATATAATATGATGTTAAATGAAGTAAGAGAAATGCCAGAAATAGATGATGAGCCATACATGACTTGTTTTGGTATGAGTGTATATGAAAAAGATGGCGAACTAGTATCGGAGGATAATTATGCCAAAGCATTATAAAGAAATGATTGATGAAATCATTAACAAAATGGATGAAGACGCTCCAACAAACGCAGTAGCTCACGGCGGCGTTGATATGAATCCAAATGGTAAAAAGAAAAAAGATGTTGAAGATGTTTTAAAAAGAGTTATTATGAAAAAGTTAGGCACTAATGTTAAAGAAAACTCTGACAACAACAATGTAGTATTAAGAGGTATTAATGAAACTCTTAACAAACTAGAAGACAAGATTGATGAGAGAAGTGGCATTGTAAAAGAAGAAATTAAAGTTGTAAAAAAAAAACAAACATTTCACGATAAATTTATTAAAGCTTTACAAGACAACACACCTCACGCTGGACAATTTGATGAAGAAGTTTAAAGAATACATAGGTACCACCGGCATAAGACAAGGTGGCGTATCACATTTAGCCCCAATTGCCAGTTTAGGAGATACTCCACCTAAGGGTGTTCGTAGTATCAAAGCAAGTAAAGATGTAAAGGGAACACCATTACATAGACACTTAGTCAAAAAAGGAATTATAAAGAAATAGGAGAAATATGGAAATAGTAATCGCATTAGCAATGAAATTTTGGCAATGGTCAGTTTTAATTGCACTAATCATTATTGGATTTATTATCAATCTTTTTGATAAAAAGAAATCAAAATGTTATACATTTACATATAGTGAATTCCCTTTAATGAAACCTATACCAATCAGAACAAAAGGTAAAGGTTTCTTTAAAATGATTTTGATGTGGTTGTTAGGCACTAGACATTGGGAAATTGCAAAAGACTTTGTTTATGATTTAAACGGAGAAAAATATGTTATTCCAAAAGGTTTTAAATTTGACGGTGCAAGTATTCCAAAATTCTTACACCCATTTTTATCACCAGTTGGTGTACTTTTAATAGGTGGACTTGTACATGATTATGCTTACAAGTATCAAACACTATTAAAACATGGTAAGAAAGAAACACTTGGTGTTATATCACAAAAAAGAGCAGATGAAATCTTTAGAGATATCAACATTGAAATAAATGGTTTTTATCTTATGAATTATCTAGCATACTGGTCATTAAGAATAGGTGGTTTTGTTGCGTGGAATGGTCATAGAAAAAGAAACACTAAAATAGGAGACAAATAATATGTTTTTAACAATAGGTTTAGTAATCGGTTTTATATTAGGTTGGTATGTCAACGAGAAGTTTGAAGACTTAGTGGCAGTTTCATCTAAATTAAAATTCTGGAAATAAATTATGTTTGGAACGGCTAAACTAGTAATGGTTGGTTTGATGGTAACATCTTTAGCAGGTGGTGTCGCTTACATGTATAAACTGAAAGCTGATAACGCAATACTAAAAGAGAACGCAATCAAACTAGAAGAGGCCGTTTCATCACAACAAGCGGTGATACAACAACAAACAAAAGACTTCAACACCATACTCACACAGAATAAAAAAATGACAGCTCTTAATGATACACTTAACAAAGAACTGGCAGCACTAGACGATAAGTTTAATAAGACAAATGCGTCTGGTAAGAAGAGAGATATTGGTGACCTTGCTATTGCAAGAACAAAAGTTATTCAAAAGATAATTAATAAAGGCAGTGATAATGCTCAGCGTTGTGTAGAGATATCAATGGGTGCAGAGTTAACTGAAAAGGAAAAGAATGCTACGAAGAAATCTGAAATCAATTCAGAGTGTATTTCTCTTGCCAATCCTTCTTATATTCCTTACTAGTTGTAGTAGTATAAAACAACTAGAAGTATTTAAGACGGAAGTAAAAAGAGTACCTCTAAACTTAGAGAAACCAACTACTCCAAATATGGAGAAGTTGAACTGGATTATTATAACTTCCGATAATGCTGAAGAAGTCTTTGCCAAAATGAAAGAAGATGGTAAGGATCCTGTCCTCTTTGGTCTATCAGATGATGACTATGAAATATTAGCAAAGAACTTTGCACAAATAAGAGCATACATTATCAAACAAGGTGCAACACTAGATTCTTATAAAGAATATTATGAGCCAAGTGAAAAGTCTGAGTAATGGACATAGTAGACATATTAAATAGATATGGATTTGCAACGCTGGCCGCTATTGGATTAGGTTGGTTTGTTTATTTTATATATCTCTATATTACAACACAAATTAAAGTAAAATTAGGCGAAATGAACGGTGTACTGATTGCTTTGATAGACAGAATTAGAATGTTAGACAATGATTTAATTAGATTAAGGTCTAAACTTAACACCGTACTTACCCTCCGAGAAAATTCCAAGAAGAAAAAATAGGAACTCTGTCAACTAACTGACTCTTTCTTATAAATATCCGTATGAAAACATCATTAAAAGCTATGGTGTTAGTAGTGCTTTTTACATTACCCCTCCTGAATACATCAATACTAGCGTCAGATTTAGTACATGAATTTAAAAACCCAGCCTTTAGTGGTAATGGGTACTCGAATCATGTCTTATCTATAGACCAATTGCAATCTCAAAGAAAGAAAGCAAATGAAGATGAGGCTAAATCAGTAGCTGCGGCCGCTGAAAGAGAGGCAAAGAACACCACAATTAATAAGTTTATTGCTAATGTGGAGAGTAGAATTTATGCCAACTTATCTAAACAGTTAGTTGATAATATGTTTGGTACAGGTTGTGATAGTGAAACAACAACATGTCCAACAAGTGGTACATCTACAGTTGAGGGTGCAACCATATATTGGGTTAAAGATACTACAACAGAAATTATTACATTAACGATAACAGATGAGAACGGTACAGTTACTACTATGAGTGTACCAATAGGAGATTTCGTATTCTAATATGAGCCTATTTTTTGAAATATTAAGTAAGTTTGGTCTTCCTGTCGCAGCTTCACTTGTTATGGGGTTTTTTATATTTTTGATTATAAAATACATTTTAGAGTCTGTAGTGGGCCAAGTAAAAGGTATGCATGGTATTATTATGGGTTTAGATAACAGAGTTAAGAACATGAACAATGATATGATTAAACTAGACATACAAATATCAGACGCATTAAATTTAAGACAAGACGAAGAGAGAATTAGTAGGGCAGACGGCAAAGAAGACGCAAGGAGAGATTAGTGTTTAGAATATTAATGGTTGCCATATTGGGGCTAGTGTTGAGTGGGTGTGCTGCTAACTATAAAGATAGTAATACATTTAAAGGAGATTTACCATACATTGAGGGAACTCCAACAAATGAATTATTAAAAAGTATACCTAAGTTAGATGGTCAACCTAAGATTACCATTGCAGTTTATAGGTTTATGGATTTAACTGGTCAAAGAAAACCAAGTACAAAGTTTTCTCAGTTATCAACAGCAGTCACACAAGGTAGTGACGCATTTGTTATTAGTGCTTTGAAATCAGTATCAAATGGTGATTGGTTTCAAGTTGTTGAAAGAAACGGTTTAGATAATCTAGTCAAAGAAAGACAATTGATTAGAAGTACAAGAGATTTATATGATGGTGAAGCGAAGATAGAAAATGTATTAAAACCTATGTTGTTTGCAGGTTTATTGATAGAAGGTGGTATTGTTGGCTACGATAGTAACACTTCTTCAGGTGGTGCAGGTGCAAGGTACTTTGGTATTGGTATTAGTGACCAATACAGAGTAGACCAAGTGACAGTTGCAATGAGGATTGTTTCAGTACAATCTGGTGAAATATTATTAACAACAAATGTGACTAAGACTATTGCAAGTCACAGTACAGGCGGTGATGTATTCAGGTTCTTAGACATGGGTACAAAGGCTTTAGAGATAGAAACAGGTGTAGCAATAAATGAGCCTGTTAATTATGCAATAAGAACTGCTATCGAGTTTGCAGTTTTAGAACTGATAAATTCAGGTGAGAAACAAGGATTTTGGAAATTTAAAAAGGAAAAAACAAACAAGACTATTCATAAAGAGTAGATATAAGGACAAAAAGCTATGAAAAAAATAACAAGTTATATTACTTTTGTTATGTTTATAATTATGAGTCCAGTAGGTGCCAACGATATATATGTTACACAATCTGGTGCTGACTTAACATTAGATGTATTACAAGACGGACAAAATAATACAATTGGTTCATCTGGAACAGCTTCGACTTCTACAGGTGCTACAACAAATTTGAATATCGACCAAGTTGGTGGTTCAAATGTGATTACTTATCAAATTAATGGTGCTTCATACACAGG